CACAGAGGACATCTCGGTAGCTGATATAGATGAGGCTATCCGATACACATATGCCATGCTACAAAAAGATGAGTTTGGCAACAGGATGAACTGGCGCAAGAAAGAGATGCTACAGAGCTCTATAGATGATCTACTAGATGCTCGACTCGCTCTCGTACAGAGGGGCAACGCGTTCCCTAATGACTAGAGAGATACGCATAGGTCAGACATACATCATCATTGGCGTTGCGAAGGCTTTTGGTTTAGGCTTCCACATAGATAGATACTCGCTCGGACTCGATCTCGGCCCGTTCTATATTTGGTTGCAGTATTAGGAGGCATATATGGATACGCTCACCGTACCCATCATCTCGCTCACACTCGATCCATCAAATGCTCGCAGACACTCGGATGTCAATCTCCGAGCTATCGCACACAGCTTGAGCCGCTTTGGTCAGCGTAAGCCAATCGTGGTGCGAGGATCACAAGTCCTCGCTGGCAACGGAACACTTGAGGCGGCTCTCTCACTCGGATGGACAGAGATACAGATAGTCCAAGTACCTGAGGATTGGGACAATGACACAGCGATGGCATACGCGCTCGCAGATAATCGGACTGCAGAGCTCGCAGAGTGGGATGAGACTCGACTAGCCACACAGCTCCTAGAGCTAGAAAACAGAGATTGGGATATCGAGGCTCTTGGATTTGAGCGCGAGATACCACCGGTAGAGGCAACAGTCGAGCCAGCACCTACGCTAGCTGAGAGATTTATAGTCCCACCCCTGAGCATCTTTGACCAGCGCGGCGGAGAGTGGCGAGCGCGCAAGCAGAGATGGATACAGCTAGGTATCAAGTCTGAGATTGGTCGAGACGGCGGAGCTACTCTCAACTCTCTATCAGGTCGCATACCAAACTACTATTTTCAGAAGGCAAAAACAGAGAACAGCATCGGTAGAGCTCTCAGCAATGAGGAGTTTGAGCGTGACTATCTAGTCATCCCTGATGGAGGTGGACTCAGTAGTAGCGGAACATCGGTCTTTGATCCTGTCCTCTGCGAGATAGCCTATAGATGGTGGTCGCCTGTAGATGGAGAGATACTCGATCCGTTCGCCGGTGGCTCAGTACGAGGAGTAGTAGCGAGCGCACTACAGCGCAGATACACAGGAGTCGATCTCCGAGCAGAGCAGATACTAGCTAACCGAGAGCAATGGACTGATATACAGACTCGTCTAGAGGCAGATGTCCCTGAGCCTACCTGGATCACAGGTGACAGCACAGTCCTCGATGCAGTCCTACCTGCAGACTATCGAGCTGACCTCGTATTCTCATGCCCTCCATATGGTGATCTAGAGGTGTACTCGGACAGCCCTGCCGATCTCTCACAGATGAGCTATGAGGACTTCCTCGTAGCCTACAGAGAAATCATCAGAGCGAGCATAGCTAGACTGAAAGATGACAGATTTGCAGTATGGGTAGTCGGAGATATCCGCGAGTCAAAAGATGGCGGATGCTACCGAGGGCTCATCCACGATACAGTCAGAGCGTTTGAGGATGCAGGTGCGCGCCTATACAACGAGGCGATACTGATATCTCCTGTGGGGTCACTCGCAGTACGAGTAGCGCGCTTCTTTACGGCTAGCAGAAAACTAGGCAAGACTCATCAACAGGTCTTGGTATTTGTGAAGGGCGACCCTAAGAAGGCGACCCTGGCTTGCGGAGATGTAGAGGTCGAGCAGGTACTTATAGAGGGAAGCGACCTGTAGGAGTGACACACATTACACGCCATGTCTTGTCAGATGTGAAGGCTGCACGAGCATCCTCCTCAGATGGATATGCCTTCTGGATATCCTTCCAACACAGAGAGATAGGGTCATGAAACTGAATCTTGTAGTAGGTGTCGAATCTGACGCTTTGTGCTGTTCTCATGCAGTAATAACACCACGCCTTCTGACACATTACAAGCAAGATGTGAAGATAGGTGTGTCACATCATGGCTAATCACAATGCAGTACCTGAGCCTGAGCAGATAGACCGAGAGCTGAAAGTTCTAGAGCTACGCAGGGCTGGACTGACATGGCAACGCATAGCCGAGCAGGTGGGATATGCAGACCACTCAGGGGCGTATATGGCGTACAAGCGCGCTCTCAAGCGCACCCTGCAACAGCCAGCCGATGAGCTGAGACAGGCCGAGATAGATCGACTAGACCGGCTACAACTTGCGGCATGGCCGAAGGCGATGAATGGAGATAATGCCTCCATCACAACCATCATCAGAATCATGGAGCGTAGAGCTCGTCTGATAGGACTAGATATGCCGGTGAAAATCGCTCAGGATGTCACCGTATGGGATGGAGGGGACAGCATTGACAGAGCAGTTAGAGACCTTGCCGACTTACTCCGACAAAACGCTACAGATAGCGCAGTCGAGAGTCCAATGGCAGGAGATACAGGCGAGATCGAATCAGCTACCACCGGAGACGATGTGGCAGGTGTGGATGATCCTGTCGGGGCGCGGATGGGGGAAGACGAGGACAGGGGCGGAGTGGATAGTGTACGAGGCGATAACACGCCCGAACACGAGATGGGCAGTAGTAGCTAGGACTCACGCTGATGTCAGAGATACCTGCTTCGAGGGTGAGTCAGGTGTGCTCTCTGTGCTCAAACGCTATGGGCTATATCGTGAGCATGACTACAACAGGTCGCGTACCAAGATAAATCTGCCTAATGGCTCGATGATAAAGGGATTCTCAGCCGAGGAGCCAGATACCCTGCGTGGCCCACAGCATCATGGCGCATGGTGTGACGAGCTAGCAGCCTGGGAGTATGACGATACCTGGGATCAACTACAGTTCGGCCTCCGACTAGGCGAGAATCCACGCGTAGTAGTCACTACCACGCCTAGACCTACACAGCTCATACGCGATCTCGTATCTCGATCTACTACATATGTGACCAGAGGCTCTACCTTTGAGAACGCTGCGAATCTGAGCTCTATCGCGCTCGCAGAGCTACAGGCTCGATATAACGAAACGAGACTTGGTAGGCAGGAGCTATATGGGGAAATCCTTGAGGATGTAGAGGGTGCTCTCTGGACTAGAGGGATCATAGAGCGATGCAGAGTCGAGGAACGGCCTCATATGTCACGCATAGTCGTATCTATAGACCCTGCAGTCACCAATACGGCTAGCTCTGATGAGACCGGCATAGTCGTAGCTGGATGTGACACATCTGGACATGGATATCTCATAGCTGACCACTCTATGCGCGGCTCACCTTTGGACTGGGCAACTAGGGCTGTAGCTCTATTTGACGAGTACAAGGCTGACTCGCTCCTAGTAGAGGTCAATCAGGGAGGCGATATGGTCAGCGCAGTCCTCAAGCAGGTGCGACCTGTGCTGCCTATCCGAGAGATACGAGCCCATGTGGGCAAGAAACTCAGAGCAGAGCCTGTAGCCGCTATGTATGAGCAGGGGCGTATCCATCATCTCGGTATCTTCACCAAACTAGAGGATCAGATGACCACATGGACACCGGCAGACTCCACATCTCCTGACAGACTAGATGCGATGGTGCAAGCGTTCTCTGATCTGCTCGGTACATCATCCATCAGTAACTACTTCAACTCACTAGCGAATGTCTGCCCTAGCTGTGGGATGCCTAATCCCAAGTCAATGCATCTCTGTATGAAGTGTGGAACTGCTATTATCGTTGCTACGCTCAAGACCGGAGGACTCTAGATGGCTGTCAGTTTCAACTTCACCGGCGAGTACGCGATAGACCAGGGTGCAGATTGGTACTCGACCTTTATCTACAAACAGCCAGCCGAGATCACAAACATCACGGCTAATGGCACGACAGTCACAGTCACAGCTCAGAACGGCTTCATACCTGGGCAGACAGTATCCATAGATGGAGTCATCCCACCTATCTACAACCTACAGAATGTTGCTATCGCGAGCGCAACTGCGACCACTTTCACTATCACCAACGGAGCTACAGGCACATACATCTCAGGAGGGCTCGCTACATCGGCGGTCAATCTGACAGGTGCTACAGCCGCGCTACAACTTCGATCTCTCCCATCATCTCCTGATGCGGTGCTCTCTCTAGCCACAGGCGGAAACGGCATCACCATCACAGGCGCATCGGGTACTGTAAATACTCACGCAACAGCTACACAGACGAGGAACATCGACCCTGGTATGTACTACTACGATCTAGAAGTCACATCAGGTGGAGTAGTCACTCGCCTAGCTCAGGGACAGGCAGAAGTATCGGCGGAGGTGACTCGGTAATGGCTGACGATGTAGTAATCATCAAACCTACGAACGCGATAGTAGAAATCACAGCACCTGGGCCACAGGGAATAGCCGCATCTGCTCAGATTTTCTATACGCATACACAGAACACCCCCTCTGCGGTGTGGACTATCAACCACAACCTCGGAGGCAATCCCACCGCAGTCGTACTCGACTCGGCAGGGACACAATGCGAAGGCACTTTCAGTTATCCTACTGTCAATCAGATGGTGATTACCTTCACGGCAGCGTTTAGCGGCGTTGCATATGTGATCTAGAGGAGAAAAACATGGCGCGTAAGTTTCTAGTAGGCATTGACCTCAACAAGAATGAGCTATCAAATGCTGTCATCCAGAATCTAGCATCAGCACCGGCAAACCCTGTCGCTGGTCAGATTTACTTCAACACAGGCGATGGCGAGCTGTACTACTACGATGGCTCGACATGGGTATCTGTACTCAATGAGTCTGAGGTCATCTCAGGTCTATTTGCAAATCGCCCTGCAGCAGGTACGGCAGGTCGTTTGTTCTTCGCAACAGACCAACAGATCATGTACTTTGATACAGGATCAGCATGGCTACAGGTTTCAGACTTTGGCGCAGTCACAGCACAGACTACATATGGTGCTACTAGCGGTAGTGGCTCTGCTACAACATACTCTCGATCTGACCACACTCACGGAACACCATCTCTTACCAACACAACACCACAGGCACTCGCTATCGGTGGTGCAGGTGCAGTAGGTACAGGAACAGCTCCTGCTCGTGATGACCATACACACGCAATGCCATCATTCGGCAATGTCACCGCAGAGACAACATTCGGTGGCTCATCTGCTAACGGCACAGGTACATCTGTAGCTCGCAATGACCACACACACGGCACACCGGTACATGACAACACAGCGCACTCCGCTATCAACCTCAATGCGCTCGCTACACCTACTGCCGATCTAAATCTCAACAACTACAAAATCACCAACCTTGCTACACCTACAGCATCTACTGATGCAGCCACGAAGGGCTATGTAGATGGAGTAGCTGAGGGTCTGCACATCCATGCTGCCTCATACGCTGCTACTACTGCCAATCTCAATGCGACATACAGCAACGGAACTGCAGGTGTCGGAGCTACTCTGACAAATGCAGGAGCGAACGCTGCGTTCTCTACAGATGGCGTATCTCCTACACTCAACGCTCGTATTTTGGTCAGACTACAGACCTCACAGGCGCAGAATGGTATCTATGTACTGACCACAGTAGGCGATGGCTCTACCCCTTGGGTACTGACTCGCGCCACAGACTTTGACACCGCAGCCGAGATTGCCGGTGGAGACTTCACCTTCGTAGATGCAGGATCGACACTCGCTAACACAGGATGGGTCAATACTGATGAGGTCACTACAGTCGGAACTGATCCGATTGTCTGGCAACAGTTCTCAGGTGCAGGTACATACACCGCATCTAACGGCGTACAGCTCGTAGGCTCAGACTTTTCAGGCGTAGTCGTATCATCCGGTGGTCTCACAGTAGGCTCATCAGGCTTTGCCCTAGATACCGCTATCGCAGTACGCAAGTATGCGGCAAATGTCGGAGATGGCACAGCCACTACATACACCGTGTCACATAACCTCGGAACAAAGGATGTTATAGTCAGCGTGTACGACAACAGCAGCCCATATGCTGAGGTTGTCTGCGATGTACAGCACACATCCACAACAGCTATCACGCTGCTGTTCTCTGTAGCTCCTACATCCAATCAGTATCGAGTAGTAGTCCACGCCTAGTAGCACGAGAAGGAGATACACATGGGTCTGCGTGACCGTATCGCTAGAGCTCTAGTAGGTGACATAGAGAAAGCACCTCGCCTACCTGCAGGATCAGTCACGATGACTGAGCAGGAGATGAGACAGGGTGGACTTGCCATGCAACAGACATATGGCAACAGTGTGGCTCTGCCACGCGCTCCGTTTTCAGCTACTGTTCCCTTCGGCCCTGGTATGCCTATCACTCCAGGGGCTATCAATCCGATTGACCCTGCCACCGGCAGACCGATGCCGCGCCGATATGAGTATCAGGTCGCGCAGAACATCAACATCACAGAGACTCGTCTCGTACCTTTCAAGACCCTACGCGCTGCTGCAGACCAGATCGACATCTTGCGCCGGTGTATCGAGGTAACAAAGTCCAAACTCACAGGGCTTGAGTGGGACATCGTGCTCGGTGCAGATGCCTCAGAGAAAATCGTGGCAGAGATCGGTGGAGATCATGTGCGAGCTATGGCTCAGGCGCGTGAAAACTTCACAGAGGAGATCAACAGACTACGCTCGTTCTGGGAGAACCCTGATAGAGCTAATGGACTGACCTGGACAGACTGGCTCATGACTGCAGCGGAGGAAGTCCTAGTCATAGATGCGTGGGCTGTCTATCCACAGCCATCAGTCGGTGGCGACCTCTATGGTTTTCAGATACTAGACGGCTCGACTATCAAGCCACTCATAGATGACAGAGGCATGAGGCCGATGCCACCTAACGCGGCATATCAACAGATTCTTTATGGATTCCCACGCTCAGAGTTTGCAGCCAACGATGATGATCCGAAGGCAGATGGCGAGTTCTCCTCAGATGACCTCGCATACATGGTGCGCAATCGCCGGTCTATCTCGGTCTATGGCTTCTCTCCTGTAGAGCGAGCCCTACCTCTAGCTGATATCTATCTGCGCAGACAGCAATGGCTACGAGCTGAGTACACAGATGGTGTTCTCCCTGAGCTAATGTTCACTACAGACGAGGACTGGGGCAACAACCCTGACCTCCTACGCGCCTATGAAAATATCCTCAACGATGACCTTGCCGGTCAGACAGAGCAGCGCAAGCGCGCTCGCCTACTACCTAAGGGTCTATCCCCTGTGGTCAATGAGGGCTATGGCGAGAAGTTCAAGGACACACTAGATGACTACCTCATCACCTCGATCTGCGGTCACTTTGGTGTACAGCCAGGTGAGATTGGATTCGCCCCTAAGGGCGGTTTAGGCGGAGCAGGATTCGAGGAGGGCAGAGCTGAAACAGCCGAGGCTCTCGGTATCCAGCCTCTAGCCAACTGGATTAGCAAGATGGTGACGAACCTCAGCTACACATATCTCGGTATGCCACGCGAACTAGAGTTCCGCCTGATGACATCGAAGCGGATGGATAACGAGTCGAGTGCTCGCAAGGCACAGATCGAGGTCACATCTGCAGGTAAGACCATCAACGAGCGCAGATCAGAGCTAGGACTACCACTACTCGATACTCCACAGGCTGATATGCCTATGCTCGTGACCGGCGCAGATATATTCCTGTTCTCTCCAGACGGCATCATCAACGCCAAAGAGGTCGTTTCAGCTCCGACATTGGAGGGCGAGAATGCCACACCGACCACACCCACTACTCCTAATCTCAGCGATGAGAAGCCTGAGGAGGAGGAAGCACCGGATGACGATGACGAGATTGGTGAGGCGACTCGTGATGAGGTCAAGGCGTTCATGAAGTGGGCATCAAAGGGCAGGAGAGCCCGTCTATTTGAGTTCAAAGCCCTAGACCCTATCGTGGCCGATGCCCTAAACAAGTGCGCAGTAGATGGAGACTTCGATACGGCTAGAGCCCTAGCCAAAGCGTATCTAGCATGACATGGCAGCGAGCTATGGATGCAGATGCTCGTCTAGCGGCTCGGAATGCGACCAAGATACGCGCTGCGCTGAAACAAAGCATCAACAGCACCACGATGTACGAGGCATACCTAGCTACACAGCCCTCTCGTACAGGTAATCTCGCACAGAGTCGCGCTCGCGCGCGCGCGTGGGCAATCATAAATGTGAGAGTAAATATGGAGGCTCTCAAGACAATCCTCCTGCAGGTCTGGGCTACTGGATATCTACTAGGTGATCTCGCTGCTCAGGAGCTCGTCGCTGAGGCAGAGCGCAGAGAGTCCAAGAGCGCAGATATAGTCAAGGCAGATATAGAGGTCGCTATCGACTGGGCATCATGGCAGCCAGGAGATCAGATATCAGCACTCATACTCAAGCCCACACGAGCATTCCGCAAACTCCTAGAGGCACAGGGCATTACACTCAAGGAGCTGACAAACACAGAGCTCAGAGATATCGGTAATGCAATCGGAGAGGCTATAGAGCTCGGTCTATCACCTAAACAGGCGGCGAAACTCATCTCCAAGACAGTCGCTAGTCCTATGCGAGCTCTCATGATTGCTATCACAGAGTCCAACAGAGCAGTATCGGCAGCGACAGTCGCTCGATATCAGGATGCTGGTCTAGCTGAGATGGAGTGGACTACCTTCGATCCATGTCCTACCTGCGCACAGAATGATGGGCAGACTGTAGGTATCGGCGCACCTTTCCCATCTGGTCATACACAGCCACCGGCACATCCCAACTGCAGATGCGCACTACTGCCGGTCATCCCTGACTTTGATGCACCTAACTACACAGGTGGGCAGGTGATACAGATGTCATCTATGCCATCACAAAATCACGAACCTGTTAGAGTTAGACACATCAATCCCTATGCAGCACAAACCGAACGGGTGTACTAATGGCTGATGGTTTCGTTCCTCCACAGGCGGTGCGCAGTAATGCAAAGCGTGGACTAGAGCTCAGAGAAAAATATGGGCGCGGAGGCACATCTGTAGGGGTCGCTAGGGCTAGAGATTTATCTAATGGCGCATCACTCAGCTATGACACCATCAAACGGATGAACAGCTACTTCGCTCGTCATGAGGTAGATAAGAAAGGCGAGGGTTGGGGAAAGGACTCAGCCGGATACATTGCATGGCTACTATGGGGGGGCGATGCAGGATGGTCTTGGGCTAGAGGCATCATCAGATCACAAGAAAGCAAGGAGAAGTCCACTATGAGCAATCTGACTACCTCGTACTTCGGTATCGAGAAGGCGGATAGAAACTCTGACGGCACTCTGACTGTCTATGGCAAGGCAACAGATGACTCAGTAGATATAGATCAACAGATATGCGATGGTGATTGGCTAGATCGAGCCATGCCAGCGTGGTTCAAGTCAGGTGGCAACATCCGAGAGCAGCACAGCAATATCGCTGCAGGTGTAGCCAAGGAGTATGAGCTCAAGCGCGATGGACACTACATCACAGCTCTCGTAGTCGATCCTGTATCGGTCAAAAAGGTGGAGACAGGTGTACTCAAGGGCTTCTCAATCGGTATCAAAAACCCACGCGTGACACGAGACAAAGTGGCGGCTAATGGCCGTATCGTAGATGGGCAGATTGTCGAGGTCTCTCTAGTGGATAGACCGGCAAATCCCAACTGTCAGCTACTCCTAGCGAAGTCTGCGGTGGGTGAGGACTCTATGATCCAGGTAGAGGAGCTCATTGAGAAGGCTGAGGAG